CAGGATGTAGCGTCTACGGTTCTTCCAGGATGGTTTACTCATAATGTGTTTCAGTCCTTTCAGGTAGGCATCTATCGCACGCCGGATCACAGTCACAACATCCCCCACTCATCGTGTCATCACCGCAATCAACGGGCTGACGATTGCAGCCAAGAAACCAAACCCTCCGATGGCCTGCCACATCCGCATCTCAAGTTTGCGAATCCGGTTCTCGTGGTCCTCAATCTTGTCTTCAGCGTCAGGGAGGGAGTTAGCAATTTTCTCCAGCAGTTTGCCCTGCCTCTGCACTTCCTGGTAAATATCGCGCATTGACACCTTCACCGTTGTTGTGTCGTTGTGTTCCTCAGTCATTTGGCTGCCCTCCGAATCCGGTTGAATCCGCGAGCGAGTGCTGCAGAGGGTTTCCATTTTGGTTTGGGTCGTACCGGTTCAGGTTTGTTTATGGGGACACCTGGTGGGAGGGGTTTTGGGATTACCACGGGCTCAGGCTTTACCGGCTCAGGAGTTTCTTCAGCCTGGAAGTAGGGCATGGGATCTACCGTGTCACCCCAACGTGCTGACCGCCTGACCTCCATGTGCAAGTGTGGGCCGGTGCTCGCTCCCGTGTTGCCACTGTAAGCAATCAGCTCCCCACGTTTCACCTGTGCACCCTTAGCAAGGTGTGAGGGCTTCTGTAGGTGATAGTAGACAGTGTGCCGGTTGTCCTCATGCTTCAGGATGAGTGTGACACCGCCGGATGGCCCGTTGCCTTTCTTCACCACAACACCATCAGCCGGAGCCGTGAGCGGTGTGCCCACAGGGAGCGCCACATCAACCCCGTGATGAAAAGTCTTGCGCCCTGTTATCGGATGAACCCTCCACCCAAACGGGCTTCGAGCGTTCACAGAGTACCCTTCAGGCCAGGGCTGAGAGAGCCTCACGATCTACTCCCCTGTTACTTCAGACCAGTTGCCGGTTTCTTCATCCCAAACATACTGAGCACCATCAGTGGGGTAAGGAACGGGAGCTTCCCAAAGGCATGTGCCCTCATCTAAAACCCAAGACTCAAAAGGCTTAGGTGGAATGAATGCCCCATCAGTTCCCTTGTCAGGGTCGAAGGTGTAACCAATACCGGCATAGTTGAAACGGAACGCTTTGGTTTGGTCCTCACTAGGTTCCCCAGTTTCAGGGTCATAGTGGACACCGCCCCTAGTGTTGTAAGAAGTCTGTTTGTACACATCGCCGGTGCGTGCGGTCAGTTCCGCTTCCAAACCGTCATCCTCTTGGCGACCCACAGTCACGAAGGTCACAATGTTGTTCTCATCTAGTTTTGCGAAGTGGCTCATGAGATAGTCACCGTTTCTGAAGTCGTGCTAGTAGCCGTAATCTGATAGATAGTGTTTGCCCCAACGGTGCTACTCGTTTGCGTTACACCGCCAGAGAAAGACACCGATGCGCTACTGGGAATTGAGAAAATAACCACTCCGGAACCACCGTTTCCGCCACGCGTACCGGTACCACCGTGAATACCACCACCACCACCACCAGTGTTAACTGTTCCATCAGAACCTTCATCCCCACCGCCCCCAGTACCGCCAGGTGTTGTACCACCAGACAAACCACCGCCACCGCCACCGCCGCGCGCTACTGAAGAACCAGTGATTGAAGATGAAAGACCGTTGCCTGCGGTGTTACTACTGCCAGCAGTACCGGCACCACCGCCACCACCACCGACGGTCGAATAGGTTCCATCACCACCAGAAGTTCCCTGCCCAGAAGTCCCAGCAGCACCAGTACCAGAAACCAAACCGCTACCAGTACCACCACCGCCACCAGAACCACCAGTCCGACCATTGATAGGCGAACCAAGATAGACTCCCCCACCGCCACCGCCACCAACACAGGTAATACCAAAAAAAGACGACAACGAACCGTTAGAGCCAGCTGTGTTGTCAGACGGTCCCTTGGGTCCACCAGCGCCAACAATAACGGAATAAGTCCCCTGCCCCAGTGAAAGTGGATTTTCGGCAGATGCACCACCACCAGAGTTTTCACCCTCCACGTTTGACCGGTACCCACCAGCACCACCAGCACCAGAAGCGAAAGCGCCAGCCGATGAACCGGCACCACCACCACCACCACCAGCGATGACTAAATAGTTCACAGGGAAACCCAAGTTTTGAAAAACGTTCATAGTGTTGAACTTGCGAAAGTCCCTGATGGAACTGTTTGCCATAGAAGTAACAGCCATAAGTAGTTACCCCCTCTAGACGGTTACTTCAGCACCGAAAGCGTTGAACGACAACTCCGAAGCAGTGCCACCAGCGGCGATTGACAGCACATCAGTTGCCTGCATCGCAACACCCAAAGTCAAAGTAGTGGAATCGTTCGCAGCCACAGGCACATCATAAGCCAGGTAATGCTTGTCAGAAATCGCTTCCCCACCATCACGCATAGCCAGCCGGAAAGTATCTGCAGCAGCAGCACGATTAGCAATAATGATCGTGCTAATAACCGTTTCAGTACTTGCAGGGCAAGTGTACAGAGTTGTCAAGGATGAGCTGGTCATGTCAACCTGCCCAAGAATCTTGTAAGAACTAGCCATTGTTTTCCGTTTCTCCTATGCACCCATGAGCAAGAAAGTTTGCTCAAAACCAACCGAAGCTCCAGCAGCCGCAACCCACGCACTGCCACTAAATACCTGAAAATCGTCTGTGTCGCGTAAGTACCTGAATTGACCTTCTGCCGGTGAAGGCAAAGCCGCACTACCAGCAGCAGCATCAGCATACACAGCCACAACCTGATCCTGCAGGAATGTTTGCACATTTGCAGCGGTAAGGACTTCCCCAGCGGTAAAGGTACGGTATCCAGCAGGTGCGCCAGCCATTGTTCTCCTAGAAAGCTAAAGCGTTATTGCTGTCAAGTTTACCAAAGACCGCGTCATCCAGGACTAAGAATGACCAGTCGAGCGAAGCCACACTGATTGCCATGTCATGGCGGCCTGTGTCAATACTATGCCCTATCCGGATTATCTGCCCAAACTGTTCGATAGGATCCCCAAGACTGTTAGGTGTGAACCGTATGGAAATCACATCACCAATCTCCAAAGCAAGGCACGCAGCTTTGTTAGCCGTTCCCACCGTGTCCAAGTTCACACTGATACTTTCAAACCGGTACTCAGGGTCCCCATACTTTTGCACGAAAAAGTTTGCAATGTTCTCCAACTGAACCTGTGTGGACACTAGAGTGTCGAGCTCCACACTAGAGATACCATAAGCAGTCCTAGACCGGTCATTGTTCGCAGTAGCAGTCCCAGCATTACTGGTCACCACCGCCTCATTGAACAGGAGCTCTGAGCCATAGTTCACAGAGGTGAGAGTGAAAGGGATCCCTGTCCCATCATCCCTAAACTCTGTCACCGTGTCACTAGTAGGTGTTGCATCCAGCCGGTCCCTAAACACCAGGTCCCCAGTCTTACCCACAAACAGGAGCCCCTGCTCACTATCCGAAACCTTCTGCAAATACTGGAGCGCGTTACCCTCAAACACATCAGCACCCAAAGTAGAAACCCCAGCATCAATGTTGCGCTTATCTGCAGGCCAACCCACATCCTCCTGATCCAGCACAGCACTCACACGCGCCCCAGACAGTTGCGGCGTAGCAGTCCCAGCAGTCAGCAATTGTCGAGCCAAAAGAGTGAAATCATCGGTTGCTTGAATCTCAGCCCTAGAATCCCCACCAGGAGAGTAATCAAAGTTCCAGTCATCAATCGTGGTGGTGATAGTTCGCACACCATCCACAGTCACCCTCACCTCACGCCTAGGAACAATCGCTCCAGCGAAAGGTGAAGGCGAATAGTTAGGGTCAAAAGCGCGGTCATCATTGTTGAGAATGACGTTGAGTGAACCAGCGTTGAACCTGTCCAGGTCACGGTTCTTTCCGCGACTAATACTGAGTGTCTCTACCCTGTTGCTAATGTCTTTGAACACTGTGCCACCCAAAGTATAGACAGTGTTATCGAGCACACCAGCTACAGGGTCATCAAGGATGAAACCCTCAACAGCACCCAGCTCAACAACTGTTGCCATTAGGCACTCGCAAACACAGGACCGCTAGTGCGCTCATACCGTTTGATGGCTGTCACAATCTGCTCACCAATCTGAGCACCATTAGCACCCATCCCAGCATTCACCGTAATGTTGATGTTACTGCCACCCATCCTGTTATTAGGGATGATTGTCCCACCACCCTGATTGGGCACAAACAACTCAGGACCCATCTCACCCACCAGATAAGGTGTCCCACCAAGCACAGGACCACCCACAGCTCGAGTGAGCACAGGCCCCACAGACTGTTGCTCAAAACCCAGCACAGCCTCTCTAATATTTTTAGCAATAGAATTACTAAAACCGTAGGGGCCAATGTTCCTAAAATCTTCAAAGAGTTGCTGCAACTGTTCAGAAGTTGTAGTCCCAGGCTTACCCTGAAGCAGATTGATGGTGTCATTGATGATACCCAGGGCTGTACCAATGTTCTCCAGGTTGTCCCCAAGCTGTCCAAGACCATTCAGGATGCTCTCTTTCGTCAGGTCAGCCAGGAAGCGCCCCACATCAGAATCCACAAACCTGTTCGCCTCAAAAGCGATGACACCAAACCCTGCAGAGATAGTAGCCATTCCCTCTTGGAAACGCTCATCCTCAAAAATCTCTTTTACAAAAGGGAGAACTCTCTCAGAGAGAAGCTCCTCTAGGCCGCCTACAACTTTGTCAATGGAGTCGAAGATGGCAATGAAACCTTCCTCAATGGGGACCTTATTTTCTGTCATCCAGTTAGAGAAATCCTCTAGCCGTGGATTGATGTGATCAAGCAGTGCGTCACCGATAGGGATGAGGCTATCCTTAGCGGTAGCCATAGCCACAGCCAACTTATTCTCAGCCGTATCCTGCATCACCTCAAAGGCTTCCTGAGTGATACCAGTAGCATCATTCACGACACCGAAAGTTTCCGCAATCGTTTTGCTATCAGCATCAAGAATCTGGAACGCTGCAGAAGCCGCCTCACTCGAACCCAGCAAGCGACCTAACTGCTCACGGTTCCCACCCAACTTCTCATCCAACATGTCAAGTGCCGCCGGTAAACCATCGCTAGAGATAGCGTTACGCATGTCCTCAGCAGACAGGCCCACATTGTCTAGAGCTTTCTTAGCCTCCTCAGTGGGGACCACAAACGCTCTAAAGAGTGCAGACACCTGGGTGACAGACTGTGCCGCATCACCGTTAGTTCTCGTG